GGAATTAATGGTGGAAGGTCACGATATTCAAGTCCCGCCGCCTCTATGGCTCCTGCTTCAACTGGAGCACCTTCTGCTGATGTTACTAAAACATCTGCAACTAAATCTTTTTCTACTAAAGTAAACTTACCATCTTCAGATAATGCCTCTGATAAATTTACAACTTCTGCAGTTGTTATTTCTCCATCTGCTGATAACATTTCTGTAATAAATTCTGCCTCTGATTCTGTTAATCCACCTTCCGATAATGTAGATGAAACTTCTGCAGCAATTTCTTCAGATACTTCTCCACCATTAGCAATTGCCTCTAAAACTTCGGTAACTTCAGAAGCACCTAAACCACTATCTGAAACTAAATCACTAACTATATCTTGAACTTCTTCTACGGATAAGGTATCATTATCTTGTGCAATTTCTTCAAAAGAATCCTGACTTTCTTCAAGAATATTTTCTAGTTCATCGCTGGATGAAGATTCATCAGATTCAGGTGTATCCGTTTCAGGAGATTCAGTTTCTTCGGAAGGCACTTCTTCAGCAGGAGTCTCTTCCACAGGAGTTTCTTCTATCTCTGTACTTTCCTCTTCAGTCGGAGTGGTTAAGTCTGGTAAGTTTTGTTCAGGAGCATAGATAAATACTGGCTCTGGTGCTGGAGACACAACAACTTCTTCTGCGGGTATAGAAACAACAACCTCTGTATACTCACTTACAGGTCCAGACCAGTTAGCAATTCTAATAGTATAAGTAGTGCCTTCTGTTAAACCAGTTAGTTCAATAGACTCTGGAGCGCCGTCTGTATTATAGGTGCCACCCTCATATGGGTTTTCTGCATCTGGGTCATCTGTTATTACTTGATAAAACCAAGTGTTTGCTGTGTACCCTTCTGGTAGTTCTGGTGCAATAACAACTGTTGTTCCTTCAATTACTGGTTCTGATAACACTGGTGCTGGAGTAGGAATATGACTATTAATTGCTGTAATTAATTCTTGAGCATTTGTATTTAATTGTGTTTGTAAATTTGTTTTAGTAGATACCGTTGAATTTAAAGCATTTGTCAATGAAGTTGTATTAATAGCATTTATTGCTGATGTGTTTATAGTATTTTGAGAAACTACTGGAGTAAGACTTTGATTTAATTGTGTAATGGCAGCATTTGCTGCATCTACTGCTGCTTGTACAGTTGCTGTACTAGTGTCTACAATTGGAGTAAATGCAGGACCTTGACTTATTTGTCCAGAAAATCCTGATCCCACATTTGTATCTACAATAGGAGTAATATCTCCATTAGTTGTTTCTCTAACATTAAATCTTGCCTGATCTGGTATTGGTCCGACTGCAGTTACATTTGCCATCCAAGCACCATTATTTGGATTAACATCAGCATTAAATCTAATTTGAACCATTTGTGTTGATGCATCTTGTTGTGGAAATGGTCTTAAATCCCAAGCAATATCTAGACTTGATCCAGTTGTTGCGTATGTAATTCCTGTTCCTGTACTCCAAGTTGTCCAGTCCCATCCAGCAATAGAAACTGATGGAGCATTTGGAGTTTGATAATAAATCCATCCTTCATCCACACCAAATGTAATTGTTGCATTAGATCCTACATAAACATTATTATAAAGAGTTCCGCCCATTAATAAACTAAATGGAAGATTCATTCTTATGCCAGCATCATCAACTCCAGCCAAAACGTTAGTGCTAGTTCCAATAGTTGCTTGTAAATTATTGACTGCTGTTTGAGCATTATCAATTGCAATGTTGGCTTGAGTTAATTCTGTTTGAGCAGTTGTTTGTGCTGTTGCTGCTTCAGTTTTTGCTGTAATAGCCTCAGATATTTGAACCTGTGCTGTTGAAGTATCAATATTATTTATAGAGGTTTGGGCTGTAACAATAGTATCTTTAGCATCTTGAACTACTTGCGAACTTTGATCTATTGGTGTAACAGATAAATTTATAGCACTGATTGTTGCTGTGGCTGTGTCTACTAAGGCTACATTTGATTGTGCTACCGAAACTGTTGCAGTCAATGTTTCTACTGCTTCCTGAGCCTCTACCCTTTCAGCAACTGCTACTGCTATAGTGGCTGTGGCAGTATCCGTGGCTGCAATAGCCTGCTGGACCTCTGTAGTGGCTGTTGCAAGGGCTGTATTAACTGCTTGTTGAGCAGGGCTAATAACAACTTGTTCTTGATTTTCTGTAGCATGAGCACGATCAGGAGCCATTATTCCAAAAATTGTTAAGCACAGTCCCACCCCAAAGGCTAATATTAGTCTTCGTTTGAGATTGGTCAATTGAGTGGTGGTCTCCTATGTGTAATTATATTAGTAATTATACCATTTTTATTCAATAAAAAAGAGGGTAGAAATTAATCTACCCTCAATTTTTATAAGGAGTTGTTAAGCCTTAACCTTTTTCTGAATCTTTAATACAAGATTAGTTAAGGTTGTAATTAATGTCTTAAGTTGTGCAACGGTTACAGCCAATGCAGCCACTGCAGCAAGTGCTTGTGATGCTGAATCGGTTACTGTTGCAGTTGCAGACACTTTTACTTGACCTGCTGCTGGCAAATCAGTTCCACCAGTTGCACTGATAGTAACTGCACCTGCAGATAATGGCATGAAAACTTTGTAAGTCTTTACACCATTTGCGTCAGTTGTAATAGATGTTGCAGTAATTGTGTCGCTTGATCCACCAAAGGAATAACTTGTAGTAATTCCTGTAGAAGCAAGTAGGTTAGCATATGTCTTTCCAGACAATACTGCACCTGTTGCATCAACTGGTGAAAGAGTAATTGTGGCTTGCTCTCCTGCTACGTAGTTTGCTTTATCAAAAGCCAACTTAATAGAAGCAACTGCAGCCTCTACACGCACAGTTACTGTGTCTGCAGAGATTGTTCCACTCTTTACTACTACACCTGCTGAACCAGTTTTAACACCAGCCAAAGAAAACAATGCTTCACCATTAGAGATAGAAGCAGTTGTTGCCGAATTGCTGATTACTGTTAAGTCTGCTGATGTTGCTGTTAATGTTCCTGCTCCTACAACTACGCCAGCAGCATCATATGCTACGGCAGAAATTGCATCTGCATTAGAACCTAAAGCAATTGTTGGCTTCTTGACAGTTGTAACAACTTTAGCAATGTCGCCATAGAATGTTACCTTTTCTGTTGCCAAGATTACGCCAGATGCTGAGGTAAGTGTAATTGCTCCTACGCCAGATGTTCCATCAGAGAATACTCCGATATAACTTCCTGCAGGAATAACTAATGATCTACCTAAAGCAGAAATAGTTGCATGGTTTGTACCATGTCCTAACATACCTGCACCTGAAACAGTTGCTGTAATTGATTCTGAAGCAGAACCGTTGGCAGCATTCTTTTGAGTTAATACAATAACTGCTGCAGCATCAGAAGACACAGCCTTTGAAGCATATACAGTTGCGTCTGTTGTTGCTGAAATTGTTTCACCAGCATTTAAAATAGATGTTGTATAAGCAGTTGATGCCTTAAGATCTGGAGCGGTAACAGTAACTGTCCATGTAAGGGCAGCAGATGTAACTGAACCAGATGCGCTAGTTAATGTAGGAATAAATCTAACTACATATGTTCCAGCAACGCTAGGCACATGAAGTGATGCTGTCAATTTTGCAGTAACATAACCAGTAGTGTTAGTTGCTGGTGAAATTGATGCTGTTTTTGTATCTGATGATAGCGCCACTGTTGCACTAGATGTTTCTGTAACAGCAAACTGTGGAACGCTAGCAGTAGATGGGGCAGACAACACTGCAGATATTACCGAAACGGTATCTCCAATTGATGTTCCCAAAAATGATACTGACACAACTGCTGTTGCAGTCTCGCCAGGATTAATTGTGTCTGCTACGGCATCAATGCTAACAACGTCAGCATATACTGTAGCCTGTGTCGGAAGTGCCGACATCACGCCAAGTGTCAAGGCTGCAGCCAAGACTGTGGCAAGTTTCTTAAATGAATTCATTCTTCTCCTTATTATTTTATATTAAGTTTAATTTATCCAGAAAGTCCTTAACATCGTTAGGCATTTCCCGATTATCCAATTCTACCATACGTTGCTGCTTCTCAGCAAGTCGTGTTGCAGAACTCCATGTGTGAATCTCTATCTCTGTATTATTATTCTTCTGTGTATGAGATATTGCTCCAAATACCGCCCCACATACAGCATCAGCCAAGTCTTTTGACTTTTTACGGGGATGGTCAACTCTATTTCCTTTCATTATTTTTAATTCTGACATTTCTTCTAACAAAATTGGAATCATTGGGATAGCAACACGCTCTTCATAAATCATCATAGCCAAATCTTCATAATGTTTTTTTGCAACTGAAACAGTTTCTGTTCTAATTCCAACAGCCTGTAACTCATTTTGAATATCAAATGATTGCCAACGGTCAAAAGAAACCATGCCAATATTAAAACCTTCTCTACGCAAGTTAATAATCCATTGCTTTACTTCTGATAAATTAACTGGTCCCTCTGCCCTTGGCTCCCACCAAGCAACGGCATCAACAACAACAATAGGGGCTACCTGTTCATAATCTTTAATAACCTGAATGTTGACCCACTTATCAACGTGGGCAATAGCAACAGCACACTTGTCATGTTTTTGTGCAAGGTCTGCATGAACATAATATGTTTTTTCTGGATCTGGTTTAAATGTTTCATCAAACCTTCTAAAAGAGTCTAATGGGTTTCTAGTGTTCATACATTTTTCTAATTTATCTTTTTGTTTAAAAAATGCGTCAGATGCAAATGTTGGCATGCATGCAAAACGCATCATTGCATCACCTAAGTCTGTATAGAATGCTAACTTAAAATCATCTATTTTACGAGTAGGATTTACTTCCCAAGTTGGTTTTTTAAAAGCCAAAATTTTTGGAACTTTATAAGAAATAATATTATCTTCTTCCCAATTAATTTCAAATTGATTATTTGGATCATCGTGTGGTAAGTCTTCATTCATAATAAAAACATGTTTTTTTTCTATTGTTTCTTTTTCTGCAATTACATCTTCATATCTTTTAGAAATAAAATCTCCTTGATATCGTGGAAAAGAAAGTAAAACTACTTTACCAAGATCTGGAAAACGAGAATCTACAGACCCACGAAATGCTTTATAAATGTTTTCTGCAGTTTTGCCTTGCTCATTTCCAGTGCCGACCTCAGATGCAAAACCAGAAATTTCATCAAGCACGGCAAGCAATAAGTTTAAACCTTCGTGTGATTCTCTTTCTGAATGACCAGAATAAACTGTGATTGATTTATCAAACTCTACAGAGTCTGCTTTAGCATTATATTTGCCAGCAAACCATGGTGACTTTTCAATCTTTGTTTTAAAGCCTTTAAAGAAAACATTTTTTGCTTGTTGTGCGTTTATAGCAACGTTAATTAAATCTATTGCATCTCCACTTGGTTTCCCGAAATATCTTGCAGGGTCTTTAAGACATAATAACTTATAAACAATATAAGCACAAGCAACAGTAGAGGTAAAGTCTTTACCAGAGCCTTTGCCCAACTGTAAAATAATCTCATTTTTAGTATATTTATCATAGTACCTTGCTCCTTCTACAGACCCATACAGTTCTTGCAAATCTTCTCTTTTATATATTTGACTCATTGCTTCTACAATGTCATACTGAATAGAGGATAATGGTGGCTGCCCCAAATAATCAGAAGACTCAACAAAAGTTTTTGCGTCTACTGGTTTTTCTTCAAATTGATTTTCTTTTAATACCTCAAGAAAATCATTGAACATCGTGGACAATTGTAATCACTTCTCCTTCTTTAGCAATCTGAGAAAGACGTTGCATAATTAAATCACGTACTTCTGGATGACTTGAAGCAATATCTCTAAGTATTTCAACTAAGACCTCTTGCCTTCTTTCAATCTGAATCATTTCTTCTGCAAGTTCTTTATTTTCTAATAGTCCAGCCTTTTGTAACATCTCAATTCTAGATTTTTCAATATCCATAACCAATTTAATTGCTTGAGTTTTTGCACTAAGATTATTTGTCATTGATGCCTCATCAATAACTTCGTAGGACTTTGTAATTAATTTACTGTAATGTGCATCTGCACCAGCAAGTGCTTCTTTAGCACGAGCACGAATAGCGTCATTGGCAGATGCCATAACTTTCCATTCATTAATTAATGAAACAACACGAGTTCTTGGCATATCTAAATCTTTAGAAATTTTTGTAGGGTCTTGACCTTTAAGATATTCTGCAACAACCTTATTTACTTCGTCAAGGTGTTGAATTAATTCTGTTTCAGTTGACATGTTTTTCCTTTGCTACTTTTAATAAAATTAAATATCCAATTAAGTCATCAATGTCATTGTCCCCCACCATATCAGTGCCTTTCATTAGACGACTTAATTTATCATCTATTCTGACATGAAGTTGTTCTATTGGATTTGCCTTACTAAAAATTCTTACTGGATCTAATGCAGAATCTCCATATGAAATATTTTTTTCAATTAACATTTGTGCAATTCCTAAACAATTCATCAATATTTCATTGCCAGATGGCGCAGATAATGAATGTAGATATAGGTCATTATAAACAAAGTGATCAATATCTTTATATACTGGAACTGGCTTCATCGTTTTGACTTCCTTAATCCAAATTTTGCAAGGTATACATAGATAGTTTCAACACTAGTTCTACATTCCTTAGCAATGTCTTGCGGAGACTTTTTGTCCATAACAAACCTTTTACGGAGCCAAGCCTCGCTTGTATATAGTTTAGCAGTCATAAGATTATTTGTCAATCTCTGTTTCTTTATTTATAATATCATAAAAATAACTATCGGAATCTTCAGTTATCCATTTAGAGGCATCTTCTACATCCCATTTATAGGTATTTATTAAACGATTTATTAATGGCTTCCCTGGTTTTGTAGTAAATGAAGGCTCTAAAGCAAAAACACGGTTATTTGGCTGTATTGCAAAATTTCCATCATCTCTTTGTATTACATGACCACATTTATGTTGCCCTGGATTTTCTGAATAGCCATCGTCAAGTCTATTAGAATCAGGATTGTGCCAATCAAGAGTAAATAAATATTTACCAGAAATTTTTGTTTTTGTTCTATCAATATAGGTCATGCGTATGTTTGTAAGGTTAGCAAATTTAGTTACAGTTATAAAAGGGCTAAACGAATTCCATAAAACAAGATTATGAAGATCTTCTTCCGCTACATCTGGCTTAGTACAAAAAGCATTAATAGGCATTCTCCACCAGATACCGCCATCTTCCATTAAAAAATGAAATAATGGGCTACGGTTTTGCACACTTGAAACTCCAAAAATTACACAAGGAAAATATTGATCATGACTATCAAGTTGATTTCTTAAAAAATTACCACGAACATAGCATTCAATTGGTGGTATATTTGCATTTAATTCTGGCATTACACACTACCCCTTGTCATTGTTTTAAGTTTATCCCAAAAACCCCCAGGATTTCCTTGATAAACTTGTCCAGTTTCACGATCTATTAATAACCATTTTTCTGGAGATAGTGTTTTTACAATTAAAGAAATTTCAGTTTTTTCTTCTTTAAAAATAAAACTATTTCTATTCATTATAACCTACTGCTTTATTCCAATTATTAATAGCCCAGTGACCGATACCACAAGCATCAGCAACGTCATTATCGTTAATAGTTTTATTATAATTGATTTCAATTAATTTTATAGTTCTTTCTTTTCTAATTTGTCTTTCATATGTTTTATACCAAGAGTCTGACTTTCCAGGATTTTTTGATCTAATTATAACTTGTTCTTCTTTTGTTATTTTTTTATTTCCTAAATAATTTTGCCAAGTTATTGGCGCTACAGTTCCTATGACCTTTGTTCCAGTCAATCCTGCTGCACCTAATAATGCACCTTGCACTAATGCTAAATCTGCAGCAGTTTTAGGACTATTCATAAATACTGTGTGCTCAATTACAATTGCTTCAAGTCCACCATAATATTCAAAAAATGCTTTTGTTTTAGCACAAGCATCCATAACTTTTTCATAATTTGTCTTTCCTTCAAATTTAATTTTACCAATACTACCTAAAACATTATTATTAAAAATAGCAAAAGCAAGACTGTTTGTGCTTGCATCAATAGCACAAATTGTTTTTGGATTACCATTGTTGTTCATAGTCAATAAATCCTTTTATTTGTTTTAGCATTTTATCTACTTCTTTTTTGTTTACATTACAGTTAGAGCAAAATCCAGAGTCATTGTATATTGATAGTTGTTCTCCACAACCACCAAGGCAAAGTCTTTTTTTTCCTTTTCTTTTTTGTCTACGAGTTATTTGATACCTTTCGGCTATCTTTATCTTAGTTGCGTGCCCTCTACAAACATCTCCACAATAGATTTGATAACTTACTTTTGGTTTAAATGGCGTCTCGCATCTTTCACATAGTCTCACATTAAGGAATCCTCTTCATCCTTTAATAATACTAGTGGCTTGATTTTTATTGTTCCTGTACCTGCTTCAGCACAGGCTTTTTGAATTGGACATACTTTACAAATTTTTGAATTTGAACGATATGGAATTTCTGGCAAATTTTGATCTTGCCAATTCTTATAAACTACTCTCATCCATTCAAAAGCCTGCTCTACCCAATTACGATAATGCTCATTTACTACTACAGGCAATGTAAGTAGTTCATGATTATTTTTATTTTCATAAATCATAACGCCTTTACGAATCTTTAAAACCTTCATATACATTAACAACTGCATTAGGTGACCCATCTTAGGTCGTCTACTTATTTTTTTGTATTGAAATCCATCGTTTGGCATTGTCTTTATTTCACCAACAAGTCTTTCACCCTTATAGTCAAGCATTACATCGCCATATCCATCAAATGGTGGATCATCAGTTTTAACTCTAAACTCCATTGCTGGATGAGTTTGCTTATTATATTTTCTTGGAAGTGGATCAAATTCCATATCTTCTGCAAGTAATCCAGACGATGCTATTGCCTCTTGAATTCTTTCATGCCCAAGACTTCCTTGTGTTCTATTTGCTACACCAAAAGCATCTGCATTATCATAAAATATTTGACCCTCAAATGCTAAATGCCAGTACCTTGGGCATTCTCCAGAACCATAAGTTAGGTTAGATGCAGAAAAATTACTCTTTTTTGTAAACTTTGGTTTTGTTTTAGCAAGATATCCAGAGTTAATTGCATCTACCAAACCTTCAACAAAACTCTCATCCTCTTTACTATTTTTAACGTTCTTTTTAGTATCTTTAACCATAATCTGTTTTAATAAATTTTTAGCCACTTTTATCCTTTGTTTGTATTAAGTATAGCAGGTTAGCGCATTATGTATTTAAGCGCTGATACCAAATCGTTAATTGCTTGGGCTGCCGTGAAATATATGTTTTTCTTTGCCCTATCTGACTTATCAACATTGGCCATCCAAGTTGCTTTAAATGACATTTTTGCAGCAATGGCCTGAAGCCTTACAATCTCCATGCTAGCAACTTGAAGAGGAATATCTGGTTTAATAATAATTTTTGCAATCATGGTTAGGGCTGTAGTAAGTTCTTCATCTTGCATATAATCTGCGATTTCTGTCAAACCATTTACCATGTCCAAAGTTGTTTTTTGCGGTACCTCATTAGTCATTTATTTTCTCCTCTGTTAATTGTTCTAGCATATTCATTTCAATTATAGCAAGTCTTACCTTTGTATTACCTTTTCCAAGTATGACAATAATTGCTGGAGATTTATCTCTACCCGCCTGGATTGAGTCAGTAACCACCTTAGCCCAAACATCCTTATTTAAAGTAAATGATTTTTCGGCTTCTTTAAAATCAACAACAAAATTTCTCCAAGTAGCATCACCTTTTTTAGTATTACGTCCAGAGTTCTTGTGTTGCTTTGCACCAATTCTTTTAGACTCATTTTTTTCACTCATTTATAAAGTCCTTTTTCTTTCTTTTGGGTGGCACTAATCCAACTTTTGATATATGTTTTTTAGAACACATCCAAGTTGCATCTCCAGTTTCTTTCCAATATCTTAAAGTTGTTACAATTTCTTGACAAGTTTTACAAGGCCACTTACCAGGGTATGTTGAAAATTTAGGTTCAAGCATTAATTATTTTTGCCTTAAGTTGTTCCTGTAAATCTAAATCTTCTTTGACACGATTAATAAATCCATCACGACCTTGGACCTTAGTCCCATCATCTAATTGATACCATGCACCAGTTCTATTAACTAAGCCCATCGTTTCAGCAGTATCAACTAAATCTCCTATTGCATCAACACCAAGATCGTCACCTCTAAAATAAAAATCATACTCACCAGATTGGAAACCTGGAGAAGTTTTAGAAAACTGTAGTTCCCAACGAATTTTTCTACCAGTTTTTTCTTCAATTAATTTATCTCCTATTTTAATTTTTCCTTTAATTGCTTGATTGTCTGACTCAGAAGAAAATAATTTTATAACGCAAGATGAATAAAATTTTGTAGCCTGACCACCAGATGGCTGTTGGCTAGTATACATAGCGTTAATATTATTTCTAGATTGAGATATTAAAACTAGTAATGTTGGTTTTACTTTGTTGTTTGCATAATTAAGCATTTTCCAAGCATTGCTAAAGTCTCTAGATTCTGCACCAATTTGTTTAGTATTTTCAAGAGCCTTCATTTCATCTGAATCTTTTTCAAAATAAATAGCAGGAAGTAAAGAAGTAATTGAGTCAACAACAATTAAATCAACTCCAGCGTTCATTAATCCAACGCCAACATCTACCATATCGCTAATGGTTCTTGCCTGTGAGTATATTAGTTTAGTTGGATCTACTCCCAACTTTCGTGCCCAGTCTTCAGAATAAGACATTTCAGAATCAATCCATGCACAAACCTTACCTTCTTTTTGTGCTAAAGCAATCATCTGTAAACACATAGATGATTTTGCTGAAGACTTACTTCCCCAAATTAATACCTGTCTACCATATGGCAAGCCTCCACCTAATGCACGGTTTAATCCAAAACTTGGGGTTGGCTGATATTCAAAGGTAACTCCTTCGCCTGTTCCTAAACGTTTACGTATTCTTGGGTCTAACTGTGATAATACATCTTCTATGCTAACTGACATTTACATCCTCCATTATAACTGTTCCATCTTTGGTTTTACCAAAACTAAATTTATAAGCATTTCCTTCTTGAACATGCATATAGGCTTTTGGAAATGCTGTTGGAAATACTGTGACTGAATGCAGATCTCGTGAAGTATCTGCTAGTGTAAGCGAAGCCATCTTTTTACCAGTTTTTGTAATTCTTGATTTAAAAGATACAACAAACATTTCATCTTCTTTATAAGGAAGTTGTTTATAACTTAAAAACTTAATCAATGCATTTGAAGATCCTTTTATTTCATCCACAGGAACTGCAGACACAATCCTGTTATCATTAGCAAGAATAATATAAGTACGACCAGTCTCAATAGTGGTACTTTCATCATCAAATATACCAACAGACCCAGTCTTGTCCAAAATTTCAACTCTTGACCATCCCTTTCCTCGTTTAATTGCTTTAGCCATTCCCAATAAAACAAAAGAACCTTTTTCTTCAAAGTCACAAACATCTTGAATAAATGCATAATAGTGTGAAGGTATTGTTATATTGAACTCTGGAAGATTTAAATACTCATAAATATTTTCTTTAATTTCTGCATCATTTCTAGGATTATCTGGAAAGGTCGCTGCACCAATTACCTTTAAAGCATTTAATGCTCTGCTATTTACTCCATTACCCTTTGTAAATGTAAATTTAAAATCTAAATCAGAATCATTAATATGAGGAAGTTTAATTGAAATTCCCATACGCTTTGCTTCAATCAAATATTCTGTACGACCATCTTTATCTTTTTCATTTTTAAGAAGAGCAAACATAAACTCAAGCGGATAATAATATTTTAACCACGCCGTCCAATACGAGAGCGTAGAATAAGCAACCGCATGAGACTTGTTGAACGAATAACCCGCATGCGCTTCAAAGTCATGCCATAGATCAAGGGCTTGATTAGGAGAGATGAACTTGCTCGCCCCAGCAACAAACCTGTCTTGAAAAATATTGAACTCTTTTGCATCTTTCTTTTTACCAATAATCTTTCTTACTTTGTCTGCCTCTGCCATTGTCATCCCACCAAGATAAACGCAAGCCTGCATAACCTGTTCCTGATATAGAATACACCCATATGTATCATCAGTAAATTCTTTCATAATTTGATGGGTATATGAAACATTTTGTTTACCATGTTTACGAGCAATATAGTCTTTACCAATAGTGTTCATGGCTCCTGGACGAACAAGGGCATTTGATGCTGCAAGTTCATTAAAGTTTTTTACGCCCATCTTAACTAATAGGTTTGTATATGGTGTTGCTTCACATTGAAATACGCCTTTTGTATACCCGTCTGAAAGCATCTCATAAACTTTAGGATCTGATAAATCTAAAGATAATAAATCTATTTCTTT